GGGCCTTTTGCTGCTCATCCAGATATTCTTTGGCGGACGTGACAAGCCCCGCAACATGCGCGGCCAGCCGTTCGGTGCTGTCCAGGGCTTCTTCGTCTTGCATCGGGCTATCCTTAAACCACTGCGTGCGGCTTGAATTTGGGCACCGTCACGCGGGCAATTTGCTGCAATCCCATCACGCCACAGCGAAACGCGTCCGCGCCGTGTGATGCCCAATCGTGCAAGGGCCGCGTCTTTAGGGTCATGTTCTTGTCGTCATACTCGGCGCGATACATCCGCAGGCAATCCAAGCCCCGCGCCATGTTCTCGCCGGTCTCGTTAAACCACATCTGCGGAAACTTCATCCGCACCGCGCTGATGCCTTCATCGACACCGTGGCGCGGGACAACCCGGCAATCCAGACCCCTGCCCCGCAGGAAGTCAATCCGGCTTTGCCCCGTCTGCAATTCCCGTGCATCTGCGTCATGCGGCAGAAGATGCGAGTGAACCGGAAAGGGCCGCGACTTCACATAGTCAACGTAATGGTCAAGCCCGAAACCGCTGCTCTCGTAATACTCGAGCCAATGGATTTCCTTGCCCACCACTTGACCAAACCACAGGGCCATTGCATCGCCGATGCCCAAATCCCAGCACGCAAAAACGTCGGCGCTTCTGTCATGCGCTATCGGGCGGATGCGGGGTTCTGCCGCTTCCATGTCGCGCCCGTAGTAAGCGCCGACAATGGCCGCTTGGAAGCTGCACTCGTATTCTTGGCTGTATTGTTCCGGCGTCATCATCGCGCGGGCATCGGCCAATTCAGCCGGGGCAATCAAGCCGGTGCGGGATGCCTGCAAGCTGCCCCAGAACCAGCCTTCCGTTTGCTTCGCCCGTTCGTAGATGCGGTAGAACTCATTCCGGCCTTTTGGCGTGCCGATGAAGGTTGCCCAGCCTTGCCGATCTGACAATGCGGGGCGGATAACCTCGGGAAAGGCGCGCGGGTCTTGGTCCCCGGCTTCGTCCACAACGGCACCGTCCAGATACAGGCCGCGCAGGCGGTCGTAGTTTTCCGCTCCGTACAGGCGGACGCGCGCCCCGTTGTGCGGAAACACCACCGACAATTCGCTCTCGGACACCTTCATGCCGGGAATGGCTTGCGTGTATTCCTTGAGATAGGACCAAGCAACGTCCTTGGCCTGACCATACGTCGGTGCGATGTAGGCAAAGCGCGGCTCACGGCCCTTATGCCGGATCGCGCGGATTACCAAGTCCATCACACAGGCCACGGTCTTGCCCGCGCGGCGGTGCGCTACAATGCAAGCCCAGCGTTCGTCGCGTTCCAGGTATGCCTTGAACGGCGCACGGGGAACAAACGTCAGGTTAATCTCAGGCATCGCCGCCAATGGTGACGTTGAGAACCATCTCTCCCGTATGTTCCAGCGTGCTGGTTTCCTTCCAACCAGCGCGCGTCTTCATCCAGAATATCATCGCCGTGGTGTCGCCGCCCTTGGCCTTGTTGAACAACGCGCCACCGATGGCGGCGTTGGCCTTAGCCGATGCGAGGTCAAGTTCCTCACGGTAATGCAGGCGCAGCGTCTTGGGGTCGACGCCGACGATGGTCGCAATGTCGTCTTGCCGCGTACCGATGGTGGCGTGAAGCTGCACGATCTGGCGCAGTTCCGGCGTGGGTTCATGCAGCGGCATGGGCATTGGTGCGCTCCGCTGCTAGTTCCTCGAATGTGCGCCCGTCGCCTTCCAAGACAGCCTTTTGGCCGGTGAAGTCCTGCCATCGGGTGACGGCGACGTCGACGTAAGCCGGGTTGAGTTCCACCGCGTAGACGCAACGCGCGGTCATTTCACCCGCGATGATGGTGGTGCCTGACCCGCTGAACGGCTCATAGACCGCCTGGCCGGGGCTGCTGTTGTTCTCAATCGGGCGCTTCATGCACTCGATAGGCTTCTGCGTGCTGTGGCCCGTTTCGGACTTTTGGGGCTTTGGTATCTGCCAGAGCGTCGTCTGCTTGCGGTCGCCGCCATAGTGTCCCGTTGCGCCTTTTCGGACGGCGTACCAGCACGGCTCATGCATCCAGTGATAGTCGCCACGTCCAATTGCAAAGTTGGACTTTGCCCAAATGATCTGCGAGCGAAGCTGAAAACCAGTTCCTATTAGACTTTCACCAACCAGACCGGCGAACAGGCCTGCATGCCAAACATAAGCCACATCACCTGGAAACAGCGCCCATGCCTCCGACCAGTCGGCTCGGTCGTCGTTCAGAACCTTGCCAACAGCCCGCGCTGAAACGATGCTTCCATCGGCTCGTTTGATACCGTTCCTGAAATTGGCGTCATACTCGACCCCATAGGGCGGGTCAGTGACCATCAGATGCGGCTTTACGCCTGCCAGCACAGCCTCGACCGTATGCGCGTCCGTCGACGACCCGCAGGCGATGCGGTGCTTGCCCATTACCCAAATATCGCCCAGCACAGACACCGGCTCAACCGGCACGTCCGGCACTGCGTCGGGGTCGGTCAGCCCCTCGGTCTTGTCCAGAAACCCGGCAATCTCGCTCAGGTCAAAGCCTGTCAGTTCCAAGTTGAACCCATCGGCCTGCAAGTCGGCCAGTTCCACCTTGAGCATCTCGTTGTCCCACCCGGCATCCAGCGCCAGCCGGTTGTCCGCAATGATGTAAGCCCGCTTCTGCGCCTCGGTGAGATGCGCCGCCTCAATGCAGGGCAGCGTGGTCAGCTTGAGCTTTTGCGCGGCCAACACGCGGCCATGCCCCGCGACAATGCCGTTCGCGCCGTCGATGATGACGGGATTGAGAAACCCAAACTCGCGAATGCTGGATGCAATCTTGGCAACCTGCGCTTCGCTGTGCGTGCGGCTGTTGCGGGCGTAAGGGATCAGTTCCGAAACGAACACCGTTTTATAGGCGGGAAATTGCGTTTGTGTTTCAGCCATCACGCGGCCTCCGCATACTTCTTCGCAGACCAAGCAGCCCAAAGTTCCGGCGTGTTTTCGTGCTGGTCACGGGATGCGAGATGGCGGACCTCTGCGCCGCAATCACAGACGCGGGTGATAAACGCCGTTTCGGTCCATTTGCTCGGGCCAAAGCTGTTTGGGGTGCGCTTCCATTGCGGCGGTTCTTTGTCGCGCCATTCGTGCGTGTGTTCAGCCATTTGATATTCCGCCTTAGCGGCTCCCTGTCGGGGTGAAGGTGTCGCCGTCCATGATTCAGCCGTGAACGTGACCCCCATCGTCACCGGCTGTTGACTTGCGCATCATGGCGCTATGCCGAGCGGCGAGTGACCCGGTGAGAAACGTGACGGGGGGATTGGCACCCGCTGAGGGAATCGAACCCGCGCCTCTGGTTTTGGAGACCAGCGCGCTACCACTACGCTAAACGGTATGGTCAGCACCCGGCCAGGAGCGATTGCCTGTGACCGGGGCCTATTGTCCGAAGGCGTATGTCTGAGACAGTGACGACCCTCGGCGCATTAAGTGAGCGCGCCTATCCGGTGCCTGTACGGGGGAGTGGCGTGTATGAAGGATGCCGCGCTCTGGTAGTGTGCCGCCGTCTCGGCTATGTGGCCACATAGCAACGATGCCTCACGCGCGATACAGCACACCGCCAGAAAGCGGCGGATGATACGCGCCCCAACAAGGAAGCATCATCCGCCGTCAGTGGACTCTAGAAACTCTAGAGCCGATGGAACCCGCGAAAGGCCGTGAAGCCAAGCGGTAGACCGGGTGATTGCTACTCTCCAGATCGTCCGAAAGACTGACCCCCGGAGCGTGCTTTGCAGCAGAGGCCGACCGGGGGTTTACAATTTGCGCCGCGTTCTGCCATGACGCGATGCTGGCCAGCTTTCCCCACCGGATAAGGCCAGCAGGTATTCGCGGCATGGCAGAAAGCGGTAGAACGCAGTCCCGACGGCGGGACTCGAACCCGCGACCGCAATGGCCTCTACCGCTGAGGCTACGCCGGGTCCGCGCTCTGGAGGTGTGCCGCCGTCTCGGCTATGTGCGCACATAGCAACGATGCCTCACGCGCGATACAGCACACCGCCAGAAAGCGGCAGAACGCGGCCC